AACCGTCGAACTTGTTCAAGTTTCCGTTTGCTGAAGCTGTGTCTCCTTGCCAAACTGCGATCTCTAATTGAGAAGCGATCTTGTCAGCCTTACGTTGAGAGTATTCAGCAGCGAATACGATAGAATCGTAAGAAGAACCAGCAGGCAATGCCTTCTGTAAATACTTAGCTTCTAAATCTTTCGGGCAAAGTGCCTCGTTTACCTTGATCTTTCCAACAGTTAATGTACGCTGTGTAAAAGTTGTTGTGCCAGAAGCGTTGAAACCGCAAGAAGAACCATCTTGGAAGAACGCGTCTGTGTCCATGATGTTTACTGTCTCAGCAGATTTTACGCCTAACATTACGTTTCCTTGATCCTTGATCAAAGAGATTGTTTTTGCTCCTAATACTGAAGACGCTACTAATTGAGTCGCGTTTTGTTCTGTATAGTCAGCCAATGAAGATACTACAAATGCCATCTTTTTGTTTGTTAAATTGTTATTTTAAATTTTTTACTTTGTTTAAAAATCTCTCGATTTTATCTTCTCTTTTCTCTACTTGAGAGAAAGAATTTTTTGGTGCCTGGATAGGACCAGCGCTAGGAGTTGAAGCCAAACCTAAAACTACGTCAGAAAGATCGTTGATCGCCTGAGAGAATTTGCCCTCGATAGATGCGATCTTAGCTTTTAAAGCTTCGTTCTCTGCCTTTAAGTTTTCGATTGTGCCATCGATCTCTGTGAACTTGTCCGACTCCATTGGAATCTCTTCCTCTGGCGATTCAATCGGCTCAGCTTCTGCTTGAGGAGTCTCAATGCCTTCTACTTTACCGCCTACAGTTGTTACCATAGTACCGTCTACTAGCTCGTGCTCGCCGTCTGGAGCAGGAGAAGCGTTACCGCTTTCATCTACTAGCATAGCCTCAGCTCCAATCTCCAAACCGCTTAAGTCAATCTTAGATCCGTCTTTAAGATCGTAAGTTTCAAAAGATAGTTGTGTGACTGGTGCAGATTCTTCGCTAGTCTCCACTTGTACTTCTTCGTTTTCTGAAGCTAGCATCAAGCGGATCTTTTCGATTCCTTCTTTTACTGTCATGTTTAGTTTAATTTATTACTCGTTTATAAATACAGATAAAAAAAAAGTTTATACTTTAAACTTTGCACTCATTCAAAATCCTAGATATTTCAGACCAAAGCTTTTCTTCCTTAGTCATGTCTCCTGGCTGTTTCTTATAATTGAACATGCCTTCGACGCTGAAGCCTTTAAACTTGCCAGACTTAACGTCTCCCCATACTTCGTCATTATCAATCGAATAAGAGGCAAAAGCCGAGCCGTCTGGAGCGTCTTCAAATCCTTTCATAGGTTTGATTCCTCTAGACTCGTCTGTGATCCAGATCTCAAACATTGTCACGCCATCGACCACCTGGTTAGGATCGTGCATCAAATTGACGTTTGAAGTGTATCCCTTCTGGAACATCTTCTTAACGATCTTGTAAATCGTATCCTTTGGGAAGGAAACGAAATACTCTTGGCCGTTATCGTTGCGATAGATCGGCGTGTCAGCTAGCATGATAGGACCAGAGATGATACGACGCTCTTCGTCTTGAATCTCAAAGTTCATGCGATCCTCTTTGAAGCGAAGGAAGTTTCTTTCAATCGCTGGCTTGTCTACCAAAGCAACGAAATCCACTTCGGATCCGTCCATTAGATCCTCGTTAATTTCTAGTAAATAAATAGGTAAATTCATTCTTTATTTTTTAGTTAAAATCTTGAAGCTTTCTCGATACGCTCAATTCTTTTCTGTGATCCAGTGATGTCACTCTCTACCACATACGCGCGTGTCGTTACGTTTGAGATACTATTTAGTGACCGCTGATCCAATGAAGTCGGGATAGGCTCCGCTGATCTAGGCGCAATAGGAGCGCCAGCTCCGGCGCTTGGTGCTGATCCTAAGCTCGGCGCTGATCCTCCACCAGATTGACCAGGAACCTGGACAGCTAAGATGTTTTGAATTGACTTATATCCAGAAGCTAAAGCAAGTCCAGCATTGATCGGCGCAAGCACTGGTCCTACGAAAGGAATTCCGATCGTAGACTCATAGGCTTTCTGAGCGGATAAGATCGCCGAGATCGTAGCGCTTGCTACCGCTGCCGCCTTTCCTGCTGCCGTCTCAGTTCCTAAAAGATTCGCCAGGTTTGCTAGTGTGTCAGCAGTTGCTTGAGCCGCTTGGATCTTAGCCTTCGATTCTTCTTGAGCGATTTTCTTTCTAGCCTCCGCGTTTTTCTTCGCGTCCTCAGTTTGCATCTGCTGAGTGGCTCTAGTATTTTGTACGATCTCCTCAGAAGTCGTGCTTAAATCTTCAAGCGCTTGCTGATCATATTTTTCCTGGATCTTCAAAAGCGCTTCTTGTCTTGCCTCCTCTACGCCTTCAAGATCGCCACCGAATTTTAATCGCTCTTCATAAAGCTTGTCATATTTTGCCTGCTCTAATTCAATTTCTTTTTCTTGATCAGTAAGGAATTTTTCCGTGTTTCTGTTTGCGATGTTCTCATCTTCGGAATTAATTCTTGCCTGATTCTTTTCGTATTCTGCGCGCGCATCTTCCGCTCCTTTGCGAAGATCTTCCAGGCGTTTTTTAGCAGCGGCTAGCTCTTTGTCTGCTGCCTCTTTGTTTTGCTTAGCGATCTCTTCATTGCGCTTTTTATTTTCGTCTGTTACGGATTTATTGTATTTGGTATCAATTACGACTAGATCTGTTTTAAGCTCGCGGAATTTTTTCATTTCCTCTTTGCTTAATTCTCCGTTTGTCTTTAGCTTTTGACGTAATACGTTTAAGTCAGTATTGACAATCTCCTTGCGTTTCTCAGAAAGTACCTTCTCACTGGCTCCAGTTGCTTCTAAAACTTTAAGATCAGACTCCAAAGTTTCCTTTCTACGCTCTGAAGTCTTAGTGAATTTTTCTAATGAGCGCTCTGCCTGGTTTGTAATCCCCACAAAATCGGTCACTTTCTCCACTAATCCAGTGAAAATCTTCCCTACATTAGCTAATCCAGGGATCGCTTTAAGGACCGACTCCTTAATTGCATCAAAATTTGAGACGATTAAGCCCAAAGCTACCGCAAAAGCACCTACTCCAGTGGCAATTAATGCCCCTCTCATAGTGGTAAAAGCACTAATCGCCGCCGCTTTCATCGAAGCAAAGGCGCTTAATACGTTTGTTTTGATGACTAGCCCTAAGTTTTTAAAGCCATCGATTGACGCTAGGACCGTATTTAGTCCTTCAGATAATGCCAGGGCTCCCTGAACTTTTAAGAGTTGCTTCTCTACCTCGGCAGATTCTACTCCCACTAGAGCCAGAGCTCCCTGAGTTGCAGCGAACGCCCCAGCTACGCCCTGGATCGATTGACCAAATGCCTTAAATTTAGCATCTGGATCGAACGCCTCGATCGTAGCTTTAGCGTCTCCTATCCGATCCTTTAATTCGGCAGCTCTTTTAGCAGCGTTTGCAATCTCCTGAGATGAAGCTCCTGCTGAGTTCTGGAGTTTAGCAAGTTCCTGAACAGCCTCACGAAGTTGTCCTCTCAGACTCTTCGTGTCGGCTACTAGATTAATTCCTACTGTTTCGTTTACTGCCATTATGCGTATGTTAATTCAATTACTCTTAATAGTTCCACCTGGGTAGTTTTTGGAACGCTTGGATTGTAGTCATTTACTTTGTTTAATCTCCACAGCGCTCCATCAATCAAGATCAGCTTTGCAAAATCTAGCGAATAGATGTCTTGCAGATCTAGGTATAAATAGCAAGATAGGAGCTTACTATCCTTAGCAATGATCTCGGCCAAATAATCGCCCCAGAATGAAGTAAATAAGTTAGCTGAAGGATATTGCACTGATAGACTGAATAGCAATTCTTTAGGAACCCCAAAATTAATATCCTTTGTAGGTAATGTCGGATGATCTAAGTGCCCAGCATAGCCGTAATAAGTAAGCGCTGGTCCTACGTTTGCAGATCCTGCCTCGCTAGGCTCCTTCATTCTCCAGCTAGTCACTCCAGTTATTTTCTGGAATTGCATAATCCGGATATTAGTATCGCGTCTTTGTTCTACGTCATCTGATCGATCAAAGATTGAAGCACAAAGCTTGTCATCCCCGGTCCTTTTGACTAAGACAGAAGGGCTAAAGATTATATCGATATTTGTTCGGTCCTTTGTGAACTCAAAGCCAGTATCCTCTTTTCTATCTCCGTAGCTTTCGCTGTATTTTTTATTGTATCGCTCATTAAAGAAGTCATCGTCTTCTGTATATTGGAAGTCGTAGAAGCGAGCGTTTAGCTCGCTCATAGGCTTTATACTGATCGGCTGTGAATAGTCCACCTTATCTGACCAGTCGATCGCGTTTGATACTGGATCCTCTAGCAATACCAAGCCAGTCGGATCTCCAGATTCGCCGTGAAGAAGTAAGTCTCCAAAGTCATCGATCTTGATAAATCCACCGCCGATCTGATAGAAGTCGATGAAGGGCTCGATCATGATGTGCTTATCTTTTGACTTGTCCTCGTAGACGTAAAGATTAAACATTCGGCAGATCGAAATGAATAGATCTTTCTGAAGTATTCCTTTAGGCAATAAGTTAGGCATTGAAAGCGAAGCGCCATATCCGGCAGCCACTGGAACCAAATTGTCCGAATTAAAATCGAGCATTAAGTTCTCCGAAATAAATTGATAGTTCGGATTGCTTCCTGGATTTGTAGTCACTTCTACGTAGAACGTATCGCCATTGGTTAGCGAAGCTTCTATCTCCTGATTTATGTAAAACTCGGTTTGCTGATCGTCATTATCCGCAAGCGTCCAAGCTCCGATCACTGTCGTATTCTGGTATAGCTTGATATTTACTTGGCGCTGAGTTATGACAGTGCCATATCCCTGGAAGGTAAACTTTCCAAGTGTCCCAGTAGTGCCAGTAAACGTGAACGTATTACTTGACGCGATCGTGAACTGATATAAATTTGAAGAGTTAAAAGTCAGTAATTCATCCGGCTGATCAATCGTGATATTAGCCGCCTGAGCGTTTAATAGATTAGCGATGACCTGCTCTAGGTTTGCGAAATTATTCGGGATAATTAGCGATCTAAAGAAGGACGTATTAAAGAAGTCACTTGAATAAGTGTATCCAGAGTAATCGATTATTTTATCGATCATTTCATGCACAAAGAAAGCCGGTCTGAAGGCGTTCATGTGGTAATCATTACCGGTCCCAGTTGATGGATGTTTACAATTTCCATAGTCGATCAAAGGGAAAACGATACCAGTTCCTGAAGCATCCCAGGAATTCGCGATATTTGTTTCGGTCCAGTTTTGATCGTACTGCGAAAAGTAGTTCGAGAATTCCTCGTCCTCAAGAGTCTTGTTAGCGATCGCAGAGGCAAATCCTCCAAGCTCTCCGAACACTGCACACTCGTACTCGATCGTTCCCTTGTTGATCTTGATCTCAAGCAAGCGAAGCACACCCTTAAATACCTGGATTTTATTTACAAAAATCTTCGCATTCGTTTGTTTAGTCGGATCGAAATTATAACCAACGCTTGGATTGTCTGTATTAACGCCGTAATTATTAGAATTTGTAAGGCTATAAATATGCCCAAAAATTTTATTATTATTAGCATTACCTGGAACTGTGATCGTTTTTGAATACGTCGTATTTCGAGAGCTAAAGTCTTTGATGTCATCAATCGCCAAATTTAATTCCAGCCCGATATCCTCGTAAATATCAAGCCGGCTATTTTCTAAAATTATTTCTGTGATCATTATTTAAACTGGCTAAACTGTTTGATACCTAGATCGAAGTTCAATTCGTAGTTAAAGATTTTATCTGAGCTATTATTTTTTTCCTGCCAGTTTGTGGCAGTGAAAACGATCGGATAGTAATTACCACCGAATTGATAATAAATCTCATTAGAAGCTAAAAGCTGAGATCCTAGGTTGTAGTCATCGATCGTCAAATAATCAGAGATTATAAAGTAAGAATAATCGATAGCAGTCGTGAAGCTTCTTGTACCCCCATAAAAAACATTAGACGAATCTTTGAAATCCATCGTTTTTGTGCTAGTGTTAATTTCATATCCTGAGCGTGTGTAAGTTTTGCGATCCATTTTTTTATTCTGTCTCGATAACAATCTAAAGGCGAATTGATCATACCCTCCAAATTGATTTTGGAATACGATCTGAACCGGTGTAAATCTAGGTGCGCACGTTTGTGTGATAGTTATCGAATCAGAGCCGATCGATACGCGATAAGCATAAGTGCTCGCCGTGATCTTAGTCGTGCCTAGGTAGGCGTTTATCGAAGCCGGAGATAGGTCCAAAAGAATTCCGTGAACCGCGCTAGTTAAGAAATTAGATCCAGTCGATGCGCTTCCGTTATTGGTCCCGTCCTCGTTTAGATTCTGGATCGTAGCAGTTAGCGAGCTGGCTAAGTCTGAATTGAAGTAAGTGATCAAGAAAGATTCTCCCTGGACTACCTTCGCAGCTGTCCGATCGCGTGATGTCAAGAACTTATTTTCATAAGTGGTCATCGGAGTGCGGAAAGGATCAAGCGAAAAGTTCCAGCCCTTATAGGATCCAGAAGTTAAGTTCGGATAAGTTACTCCGTTGTATTCTTCCCCGTAGCGGATCGTGTAATCGACATGAAGGAAACCGTCTGCATTACGGACAAATCCTGATCCGTCATCGACAAGTTGGCTTGCAAAGTAATTTCTGACAATAGGTCCGAAATCGATGATCCCCAAATTGTTAACGTCTGGATAGACTTTGAAGCTTGCGACGGTTGCGGAATTAATTTGTATGTCAAATACATATTTGAAATTAGTTGAGCCTACCATGTCCGAACTCACTACGAACCAGAGCGCGTCATGAGCGGAAGAATAACTAGCAGGAATGCTTTCAATAGTGATCGCCATTATTTGAATGTTTGTTTAATGTTTAAAGCTACGTCTTGACCTAGTGCCTTTGCAAGCTTGATCTGGAAGTCCTGACCGAATGCCTCTTCGATATTATCTTCGAAGAATCCGGTTCTTGAAATACCTTTGCGCTTAATGTTTTTAGCCGTGGCTATTGCTAGCCCTCTGATATTATCCATTTGATTGACCACATTCCCAAGCGTTTTTCTTTTGCGCTGTAAGCCAGTCAGATTCTTTCTTTGGTCCTCGTTGCGGATATAAGACTTATGTCTTAAATACCACTTAGTGATCGACGTAATGAAGCCACTAGAAAGGCGTAAATTCTTAAAGCTATAAGGACTATTTGTCGGCTCGTGAAATCCTCTAGGTAGCGATCCTTTGAAGCCTCCGATACCTTTCACACCTTTGTCGTTGAAATCGTAATACTCAGACGCTGGATTATTTTTATCATATCCGATCGTCAAAGAGTATTTAGTCCCGCTCTGCTTTACTTCCGTGACTACGATATCCGACAGATTACCAGTATCAATCTTGCCTCGCTGAGTTAATCTTTTTTTAGCCAGCTGAATAAACTCAAAAGCTGCCTGAGTCATGATCGCCTCGACAGCATTCAAAACCACTTCGCCACCTTTGGAGATTCCTCCAGCCGTGAAGTCTGAACCTAAAGATTCCTGCGCCTTAGTTATGCTTTGCATACGCTTGTTTTATTTGTTCGCGATCGTGCGCTGTTTTACTCTTTAAATACGACAGATCATTCAAAGCCTGGATCGTAGGAAGCTCGTAAACTTCAGACAATTTTATCCTTTCGTGCTCCGCAATAATTGTGGCCTGGTATATCCATCCAAAGCGCTGCATAAACCCTCCACCAGAATCTCTGCCTCCTCTTCCGTCATCCCCGCCTTCATTGATTCCGTCTTGAAATAGCCCGACAAATTCTTTATCGAGTCGCTGAAGACTTGACAAAAAAAAACTATCGAGCCGTAGACTTGTTCGAACGGAGCTTCCAAGATATCCTCAGCGTATTCCTCGTGCTTAGCCGAATCGTACTTGCATACTTTCCATCCTCTCCAGGTCCGCTTCATAGGCATGACCATAGACGCGGCGATCTTGTGAATGTTCATCGCTATGTCGGCCCCAAAAAACTTTGTTTCTAGGTAGCGTGCATAGGGGATATTTCGAAGGTCATAGATACACCGGTAACGTCTACCAGGCGTCTTAATAAAGTCCACCGGCTTAGGCTCTGGGAGCGTGTCTGTGATAAACTTTATTTTTAATAATTGCTTATTTAGATCCTTTACAGATAAGGAGTCTATTTGGTTTTCTGTTTGGTTAGTCAGAATAGCCAAGGATTTCACAGCGATGTCGAGCTCTGTCAGTCCTTCAGTTTTTTGAAGGAGATTCTGGAGCTGGATCCACTGCCATACAGTAACGTCTTTCCAAGTCATATCGATATTAAATAGCATTTAAACAAAATTGTATTTACCGGTGCCAGCCTTGAAGTCTAGCTTTCTCCAGGCTAAAGCCAAAGCCATCACACAGTCATCGTGAAAACCGCTCGGCGCGGAATACTTTACACCATTAGCTGAGTATTGATACTCAAATATTTCGAGCTCCTCCTGAATCATGCCGGCCGGATAGTGAATCTTCTCTTGATGAATCGCCACCTGCAAGCCTAGCATTAATTCCTGCTTCGACTGACTTGTAAACTTGAAGCCCTCGATCGCTAATCCTTCGCGCTGTAATTGCTCGACCACTGGATCGCCTACGCCCGTGCTATCGACTAGCATGGGAACCTTTGGAAGCATTCGGATTTTATTCTGAGTGCTTGCCCAGTCGCTTTGGAAGCGATCGAAGTAAGCCACATTTCCAGCGCTGTCTAATCCAATGATCACAGTCCAGTCGCTATATTTTGCAAGGTCAATCCCAAACACGCGGACCGGCTCCTGAGACATGGCAGAAACGCATCTCAAAAGCGCCTGAGATCCGAATGGATTCGCGCTGTTCTCTGCCGGGTTTGCCATGTATTCCTGCTCGAATACCACCTCAGGCAAAGCAAGCATAGCTGAGTCGATCTCTTCGTTAGCTATATACGGATTATCGTAAGAGCTGTATTTAAAAGATTCCCATTCTCCAGAAGGATCGAGTCCTTTAAGGTAGAGTGAGTAGAAGAAATTCTTTCCTTTCGGAGTCGATAAGAATATCGCCTTTCCTTGGAAGTCTGTGAGCGTTGGTCTGATCGCATTATTCCAGCCCTCTTCCAGGTTAGGAATGAATGACGCCTCATCGATGATCACATAGTGAAACTTTAAACCCCTGAGATTATCCAGGCGTTCGCCAGTAAAGAATCTGATCGAGCCTCCAGTGATTAGCTTGAAGGTCAGATCGGATCGATTAGGAATCGCTACGTTTGCCGGCATCAATAAGGCCAGCTCATCGAAGAACGCCTTGGCTAGTAAGTAAGTCGGCGTGATGTAAGCGACGCGCTTTCCTTTCATGGATTCAAGGCATGTGATTACCTGGCAGATTAAGGATTTCCCCCATCGTCTGCCGGACATTAACACCTTGAACCTTGCTTTAGAGTTTAAGACCTTCGCTTGGTTAGTGTGTGGTCTAGGAAGTGTGATCTTCGTTTGCAAAGCTTATGATTACTTCTTGTTTCTCTTCGTTCTTAGCTCGATCCGTCCATCCTAAGAGATTCTTAGCGTAGAAGATACCCTTTCCTTCATTGGCCACAATATCGGCCGCTAGAGCGCGAAACATTTCATCGATCTCTTTGACCTCTTTGTGTAGTGGATGATCAGAATTACCTAGGACATTATACCAATTCGAGCGCTTGTAAAATTGAGCGCCTTGTCTTGGTAGCCAGATCAGTAAAAAGTAGCTGATCGTAGGCAAGTGACGCTCACGAATGATCCGAACGCCTGCCCCGGTTGCTACTTCCTTAGTAGAATCCAGACAATAGTCGACGTATCTATTTGCCCACTCCAGGATCAGGTCAGCTTCTCTGATTTTTTCGACTGGTTTTTTAGTGCTTACTGGTTTTTTCTCTTTCATTTTTTGAATAATAAAGTCCAATCAGTTGGTATGGTTAGGCGATTATAAAGCGAATATCCATATTCTGCCATAAATTCGATCCACTCGTCGGTCTGTTTTATGTTAATATGGCCCCACCAGGCATCAAATTCTTCTGTCGTAGTGTAAGGAGTTGAAGAAAGAAGCAGGTAATTAGCCTCGATGCTCTCCAAATACTCGTTGATCTGCTCGTCTGTTAGGTGTTCAAACACCTCGATCGAGACAATCATTCCACATTTACCAGGATAATCACCTAAATCTTTTAGGTTTATTCCCCTGGATCGTGCAAAATCTCTGTGATATTTGTTTGGCTCGATGCCGTGATACTGGATTCCTTTGTGTTCTAAGCATTCGCCAAGCGTTCCCATGCCAGCACCGATCTCAATTACAGACTGAGCGTAGTTTTTAATGATGTTCGCCGTGCCATCCATAAGCGCCCAGTATTCTGGATTCTCTGGCGTCACTCCTATGCTGATCTCGTAATCGAAAAACTCCTTTTCAGTTGCTTGCATTATCTATCTGGTCTAATTTTCTAATCGCCCATTCAATCCCATCGGTGCCTCCCCAGGCATCCCACATTAAACCGCCACAGCCTTCGCTATAAGGAACGTCTTTATTCTGCTGGTGTCTTTTAAAGCTCGCCATTCTTGCGATCGTGTCGCGTGAGATCGGCTCTTTGTTTGCTAGCTGGTTAGCTCTGGCTTTTCCTACTGGAGTGCCACATGATCCCCAGCCATTTTTCTCAGCATAAGCAAGCGCTCGTTTGGCGTTGTTTGTCGCTGCCTCTGGATAGTCATTGTAAGATTCAGCAAAAGCTCCACCGGCTAGAATCGCCTGATAGACTTCGATCACTTTCTCCTCGGTGTCATAGATGCAAGCACCTGATCCGATTCTGTATTTCCCATTATTGCATTTTATGACCGGCATAATTTTACTCTATTAGTTTGGAGTAAGTAGCAAATCTTGCCTCGTTAATTTTAAAGATATCGTAATGTTCGCGGACATATTCTCCATTCCTATATCCGTAGTCATCGCGCATCTGCTTACTGAATGCCATTCGCTTAATGTCGCGCTCCCAGTTGTCTACTTCGAAGATCGTCGGGATATCGTCATAAGGCGCTTTTTTGTAAGTTAAGATCGGGATGTTTTTCGCTCCTGCCTCCAGCGCTTTAAGATTCGATTTTAGTCTGTTGAATTTATTATCCAGCAAAGGAACTAAAAGCATGTCGGCCTCAAGGTAAAAATTCATGTATAGATCGACCGGCATCGATTCAAGAATCTTGTAGTCAAGCTTCTCATTAGCAGTGTATAGATTTCCCATCTGCTCCCAGTGCCACTTATTAAAATTATTCCATCCACACAGAAGCATCCTGGTATTCTCTCTAAATACCCTGGACTTCGCCAGCTCTCTGATCGGTTGCTTCAGTTGCTGAATATCCGGATAGTGAGTGATCGATCCAGTGTGTGCAATCGTTACTTTCTCATTCTCCTTCCTGATCGCTGTGAATTGATCCTTATCAAATGGCAAGGCGTTCGGAAGTACCTCGCAGTTTTTATTGATCTGGATGATCTCCAAGCGTAGGCGATTGTGAGTCGTTGTAACCAGGTCAGCAAAACGAATGTAGTCCTTGATGATCCTAGTCACTCCAAGCTTGCGATAGGTAGGCGCGCTTAGATGCTTATCGAACAGAGTCCAGTAGTCATCAATATCTACCACCAATTTAAAGCCAAACTTCTGGCGCCATTCTAGGAGCTGGAGAAGTGGCGTCGATTCTAGGAACCGATTTATCACTACCACATTGAAATTCTTTTCTTTCAATAGGTCTTCTGTGATCGTATCTGTAATCAGGCAGTATTCCTTCTCCATGATCGACAAAGGAAGCGCCAGTCTGTGGTATGTTACGCCACTATTTTGACTTCCTACCGCGAGTATTCTTAGCTTGGATTTTGTCATTTGGTTGGTTGGTTGGTTGGACTTGTTGAGCTGAGATTACGTTCTCGTAGTGATGCTTTAAGCGCTTGAGCATGTCGAAGACACAGCCTCCACACCAGGCGTTCAAAACGAAGCTTGGATCCAGTGATCGCTTATAGATTTCGTGATACTCATTGAGGACCGCGTGATCTAGGTTTCGGGTATATCCAAGCGCTACCGATTCAAAGTTGATGATATTGTCTTGGATGAATTTAATGTCTTGATCTGTCATTATAATTTCATTAATAGTCTGTAAATAATGGCGCACTTCACACCTGCCCCGAACGTAATCGCTATAACCTCACAGAGTTCCACTGGTGCCCAGATCAACACAAGCGCAGTCCAGAATCCTAGACATGGCGCGCAGTTGAATGGCTTAAAGTTTAGGCTTAGGCTGTGATGCAGATTATTCATCTGGAAGAACGTGACGAAAGCCACTGAGGCGATAAGTTGAATCATTTTATTTCTATTTTGTAGTCAGGACAGGATTCGAACCTGCATGATAACATGACATTATCTACGTTAGCAATTACACTTGCTCATCTTCGGGTGTGATCCCTTTTACGTTAGCGTATACCATCGGCTGGGAAACCCCTTATACAACCCATTCCGCCACCTGACTATTTTATTTCTATTTTATAAAGCGCTTCTTTTACTTCTAGGTAATAGCATTTATCGTCCATACGCTTCGACATGTCGATGAACTTCTGGCACATAAACAGAGCGCACTCTCGGGCCATTAGTTTAGAGCCAGTAAAGTAAAGGCAATTATTGAACAGCTCACGGGCTGTCTCATCTGGCTTCTTATTCATCCTTGAGTTTCTTTTTGATTAACGCGATAGTTTTGACGATCGACGGATAGGGTATCTTGGTCTTTCTGTGGACGTCCATCTGATTAAAACCAGATTCGACGTATTGATCCAGCAGTCGGTCTTCATACCAGCACAGCGTCTTTCTCTTACTATCTAGCAAATCGAAAAGAATTTCCTTCTGGTCCTTCGAGTTATCGATCTGATCTTCCAGGTTTTCGATCTCCTCTATCGATTCGAACTTCGCCCGGAAGTTACGGAAGAATGGCTGATTCATCCCAGTGCTTCGGATCATGTTTAGCATGGCCCGGACCAGGTAGAACTTGAGCGCGTTGTTCTCGTAAAGGTTCCAGAATTTCTCGTCGCTTAGAGTGCAAAGAGAGATGAACATCTCTTGCCTAAGATCGTCGCGGAGGCTAGCCGGTTGCATCTTGCGAAGCGCCTGGCTTATATCCTTCGAAAGGTACAGCTCCTCGATTATCTCGTTTCTGCTCTTCACTATAAGTCCTCTGGTAGATTAGCGATATAGGCTTCGACTTCCTTCACGATCCGTTTGTGATTCTCGATCTCATACTTCAAGTATTCGACCGCCTTCTCTAGGTCCTGGAGTTTGTCGGCTTTTCTGCCTGCTCGAAGAACGTACTTAACTACGTTACCTAGGGAGAACCCAAGCCCAAAAGCCTCGATTACATCGATCGCCTGGAGTCCTCCCTTTCCTTGATAGTGATCAGGTTTGACCACTTGCTCAGCGTTACTATTCATTGGTATTTCGTTTGGTTGTACAAAGTTTAAAAAATCTTTTTTAAAACTCCAAATTTACGCCGTAATTTTTTAATAATATATTCAGCTGAGTATTAAGACCTTCGCTCTTAGTCTCTGACATTTCGGTCATCTCCAAGCCCAGGCGAAAGAATAGGATCATAAGCTTACCAGCATCCAGGTACTGATCAGTGACCTCTCCGCTCGGATCTCCTTTGTAGATCTCCTGCTCGATCTTGAGCAGTTCATCAAGGACGCTGTTTGATTTCATCTTGAGCGACTGGCGATTGAAGATTGACGGACGGAAGTCTGCTTCGATGTGATCGATCAGCGCGTTGATTAGTCCAGCGTAGATAATAATCGTTTCTTTCTCTTTTAGTTTTTTCATGAGTTTTTATTTAGATAGTCCTTTATTCTTTTGGTCCGAAGGAAGGCAGCCCTCCGCTCTGATCCGTGATTGTTTAAAATTCTTAATAGATTGATTCTAAGCGAATGATTTACGTCATTGATACGAACACCAGGCAGTGTGATAGATCGCGTCTCTCGTGTCAATTCTGACTCGATCCAGGCGATGCACAGCTTATAATTGTCCGGCAGATTTTTATTAGTGTCCATTTGAAAGATCAAAGTTTCTCTGGAAGCTTATATCTTTCCGTTAAATATGCAACGAATTGCAAAGCTCCCAAATAGCCTTCATCACAATAATCTTCCCATATAGAAGTCCAAGTGACTTCTCTCTCTGGTTGATCTTGAGTAAACCCGATTAATTCTACTGAATATGCGCTAAAAGACAATAATTCTAAATCTTCTCCAAAAAGCTCTGCATATTTATCTTTAAATGTAACCGTAACGATTTTATCAGTTGAAGCCATGACTTTGCCCCAGCCAAATTTGTGATGATACACTTCATCTCCCATTCTAAAAATTCTTTCCATTTTATTTTCCATTTTATTTTTCGTTTATTTTTTTTATCTCAAACTCAATTCTAGGATCCATTTTATCGATGTGCTTTCTCATGACCAGGACCGAACAGAGTCGAGCAGTCGGGATCATGCCACAATTCTGGAGGCAGTCAAGAATTACCTTCGCCGCGTTGTCCAGGTCAGATCTGTTAGATTGGAAGTAGACATCGATCCAGATCTGGAAGGGCTCTGTAATTGTAATTACATTGTGCTTACGAATCTGCCACTCGAAGCTCACTTCATACTCTTTCAGATCAACGGTCTTATAGAGGCGATTCCCTCCGATCCGGTATCCATTTGACTTGCTAGGCACCTGGCCTTTGATTGTGATCATTTGCGACTTGATTTATAAAATGTAAAAACGTCAGAACATTCGCGTAAATCTGTTTCTAAATTATGTTCAATACCATTAATTTTAAATACAGTTAAATAACAATACTGCTTATTATTATTTGATATTCTGCCATCATTTATAACTTCTTTAACACATTCTAAAACAGTAATATCTGATATATCTGTATTGTTTTTTATTATTATCTTGCTCATAGTCCTAAAATTTAGCCTCCTCGAATGTATTTTTTATCGTATTGATCGCGCTGTCCTGGTAGACTGGCTTAAACCCTTGGAGCTCCTCGTAAG